CCGAACCTCCAAGCCATTGGGGTCCCCACAAACCCCCGGCACGCTTGCGTTGAAGGTGAGGGGTTGGCGGTTAAGGTCAACCATTGGGTGCATCCTCGGCGGTTGCCGTGGCCTCCCGACCGACGACACCCCAGCGGACGGCGACGAGCATGGCGAGGACTTCGCAGTCGAGGGCGTGGTTGTCGTTCACGCCTTGGGGTAAAATCCACATGGGCTTCCCCGTGCGCTTGTCCTTCACGCGGACTTCGGAGTTCAGCTGCTTGGCGTAGTCCTCGGAGGCGTCTCGGGGGTAGGTGTGGAGTTTGCGGGTGCGGAGGCCGTGCAGGAGGTCCTTGGCAGCCATGGCGGAGAAGACGACCAAGGAAGCCCGGGTCGGTTGTCCAGGGACGACGATGGCTTGGGGGTCGGAGTAGAAGCGGCGGGTCGTCCGTCCGTCCGAGGAGGTGATGGCGAAGTCGTCGTTGCCCGAACCCTTGGAACACTTCCAGCCACGGCGACAGCACTCGGCGTAGACGACTTGGGTGTTGTCACCAGAGTCCACCATGACGAGGGCCTTGTGGACGCCCATTCGCTTGGCGAGGTCGTCGAGGCCCGTCCAAGTCTCGACCTTCTCGAACGCCATCAGGCGGCTATGCCCCGACTTCGACCAACGGCGGACGGTCGCCCAGAAGTGACCGCGTTGGACGTCGATGCCCAAGGTGCGGAACGGGATGGAGCCGGCGGGCGCACCTTCGCGGGAGACGACTTGGGCTTTCGGGGTGATGACGGCTTCCTCCGTCCAGTCGTCCTTCAAGTAGTAGTCAGAGGAGTCAATCGGCGTGACCATCGAGCCGCCGTCGTCCGACCACGCAAGGGCGAGTCGCTTCTGCTTGAAGATGCGGCGGGGTTCCTCGTCGCCGTAGATCACGGAGGCCCGCTTTGCCTCCAGCATCATCCGACCCAACTCACCCCAGGACATCATTGCCAAGGCGTTGAGGTGAAGGCCGACTCGCTCGATGGACTTGCCGGGTTCACGCGGGACGAACTTGCCGCCGAGGTTCAGCTCGAAACGGGTCTCGCGGCTGTCGGTGTGGCGGGTGTTGCAGGAGCGGCACTCGTAGGTCGTGCCGGCCTTGACCTTCGCCATGTCCCATTCGTCGCCGTCCTTGGCGTTTTCGGGGAAACGGACGAACGCCCAGTCATAGGGCTGGAGCGTGTTGCAGGTCGTGCAGTTGAAAGCCCAGTCGTGGAGGTTGGTCGTCGGCTGTTCGAGCAGTTGATGGAAGTCGTCGGTGGGCGTCCCGCCTTGGCTTGCGAAGACGTGCTTTGAGTTCCAGCTGAACTGAGTCGTGCGTCCCATCGCTTCCTCCATGTGGCCTTTCGGCCAGCGCCAGACTTCATCACCGAAGACGTACTTGGTCGTGATGCGTTGCAGGCTCGTCTTCGTGTGGGCGGAGCGGCAATAGATGATCATCCGCTGGAAGTCGCCGACGGACGAGCGAGGCATATCGTCGGGCTTCTTGCGCTTGGAGACCTCGGGGATGGCGTCGAAGAGCGGGCGACATTGGCGGAGGAAGAAGTCGTCGGCCTCGTCCTGGTTCATCTGGAGGAGCAGCATATTGCCCGGGTCGTTGACGATGAAGTAAGCCGTGGATAGGCGAAGGGCTGCGGACTTGCCCGCTTGGATGCACCACGGCAGGAGGACTTGGCGGACCTCGGGGTGAACGATGTAGCGGACCGCGTCACCGACCCAAGGCATCCGCTCGTTTCGGAACGGACCTTTCAGGTGCGAGTCGGGTATCTCGGCGACGTTTCGCTCCAACCATTCGACAGGGTCACCGCTGGTCGTCGGCTTGATGGCCTCACGCCCGAGGCGGACCAACTCAAGCGTCTTCGGGGAAAGGGTCATGCGATGAGATGTCTTCCCGCGTCTTGCGGACCCAGTCCTGGAGGGGCTTGATGGCTTGGGCGGGGTTCGCCTTGTTGCAACGCTCGGCGACGTCCGTCGGCAGTTCGTCGAGGGCGGCAAGGATTTCGCCGATGAGCGTCTTTGTGGCGGTCGCGGCCTCGGCTTTGGAGATGTATTCGGCGTTGGCTAAGGCCCGCTTCTTCTGCTCCTCCTCTAGGCTAAGCAAAGTCTTGAGCGCTTGATTGAAAGCCGTCTGCAATTTGCTTTGGGCCTGATCGCCAGACTCGATGGCATTGCGGTAAGCCGTGCGAGCTGAGGCCACGAGGATGTGCTGTTGGGCTAAGATGTCGTCGAGGCTATGCTCGTTTAACGCGGCGATGGTGACGCCGGCCATCCGCCGGCCCCGACCCGCTGCACGCTCGGCGAGCCAAGCCCGGGCTGGTTCAAGTTCCCGAGGCATTCCCTGACGCGACATCTTCGACGCGTGGCTTTGGCTGATGTTCAGCGCGGCGGCTAACTGCTCAAGGGTCATTTATGGGGCGTTTTGTATTCTGGACCAAAAAGGGGGGTGCTTTTGTGAAAAAGAGCCCGCGATCAAGAAGCCAGCCCCTCCCGTCAAGGCGACGAAGGGAACGCCCAAGGCGTCGGCATGGTCGTCTAACTTCCAGAACGCCGGGATGTCATTCGCCCGCCGTGCTTGGTACGGCTCGGCGCCTCAAGACGCCCGCAAGGACGTCAACTCCTACGACCGACTGCAGCTTCTCCAGAAAGCCCGCTACGCCGAGAAGAACTACCCTTCGATGGTGCAGTACGTCAACGATATGGTGATGTACGTCGTCGGCGATGGTATGAAGCCTACGAGCCACGCCCAAGACCCGCTCAAGGCGCGTCTTTACGAGGACTATTACTACCGCGAAACCCGCAAGGCGGACATCACGGGTCGCTTTACGGGCGAGCAACTGCAACGGATTATCGTCCACACTTGGGCGGTCGACGGCGAGATGTTCGCCCTCAAGGTCCGTGATGCCGCCGGCAAGGCGAAGACCCAGCTCATCGAAGGGCATCGGGTCATCAGCCCGACCGACGCCAAGCAGATCACCCCGGACACTTGGGACGGTTTCGTCTTCGGTCCCTACGGCGAACTGAAGGGCATCTGGGTGCAGAACACGGACACGACCTTCTCCTTCATCTCTGCCGAGTCTGTCCTGCATATCGCCAACCAGCAACGCATCTCGGCGGCGCACGGCATCCCCCCGATGCAGCAGGCCTTGAACTCGATGCAGGACCAGACGGAAATCATCGAGCTGGAGAAGCGGGCCGTCAAACAGGTGACGGACGTGCCTTCGGTGCTGACCAAGAACGGGGGCTTCGCCGACAACAGCCTCGTCGCCGACCTCAACGGCGTGACCGCCTCCGATATGTCGAACATCAGTTCGCAGATGGGCGGGAAACTGCTGGTCCTTGAACCAGGAGAAGACCTGAAGAGCGTCACCCCGAACTTCCCTCGCCAGTCGATGGATATGTTCAACACCATCCTCGCCCGCATGATCGCGAGCGGCGGCCTACCCTACGAGGTGGTCGGCGACGGCAGCAAGGCCGGCTCGGCTCTGGTGCGTCTGGTCCTCGGCAAGGCTGACCGATATGTCGGTCAAATCCAATGCATGGTGCATGACGAGTATTGCGTGCCCGACTGGCAATGGCGCATCGCCGACGGCATCGCCAAGGGCGAATTGCCCGACGACCCGAACTGGGCTGACGTCGAGTTCAGCGTCCCGCAGACCCCCTCCATCGACAACGGCCGCGACTCGGCCAACGACCGCGAAGACCTCCGGGCTGGACTGACCTCCTTCTCCGCCGTGTCCAAGAAGCGGGGCGGCGACTTCCGCAAGACCTTCAAGGAACTGGTCGAGGACATCGTCTTCGCCAAGGACGTGACGGCGGCGACGGGTGGCAAGGTCTCCTTTGAGGAGGCCATGCAGCGCTTCACCAATATGCAACCCAAGGCCGAGATGGAGGAGTCTCCAGAGGACGAGGCCGAGGACGCAACGGAAGCGGTCGACGACCCAGAAGACGGCCCCTCTGGCCTTGAGATGCCCGGCAACAACGACACCTTACCCGCCTAACTTCATACCATGCTACGCTTTCTCAACAACGGTCTCCAAGGCCGCGAAGCCCTCCTCATCGACCCCGCCAAGGCGACCGACGCCAAGGCATTGGCCGAGAAGTACGCCTTCACGGATGTACTCGCCAAGCTCTTCGGCGACCGCCCTCAAGCCTATGTGCGTGCGGACGGCATCGGCGTCATCCCCGTGATGGGGGTCATCGGCAAGGGCGTCTCGCCCCTGGAGCGGATGATGGGCGCCGCCGACATCGACCAGATTTCCGCCGACATCGACGCGATGGAAGCCGACCCTGCGGTCAAGCGGATTGCCTTCCACGTCATCTCCCCCGGCGGTACGGTGACGGGCGTGCCCGAACTCGCCTCCAAGATGCGCCGCATCAGCAAGCCGACCCGCTCCTTCGGCGAGGAAGCCAACAGCGCCGCCCTATGGATCGCGGCGGCTGCGGACAGTTTCGTGGCCCTGCCTTCGGGCTCCATCGGTTCCGTGGGCGTCTACATGGTCATCCCCGACTATAGCCAAGCCTACGCCGACGCGGGCGTGCGGATGGTGGTCATCAAGTCCAGCCGCTCCCCTCTGAAGGGCGCCGGCATCGAAGGCACGTCCTTGACGGCCGAGCAGATTGCCGACCTCCAGAAGCAAGTCGACGCCATCGACGAAGACTTCATCGAGTCCATCAAGATGACCCGCGTCAACGCCAAGGAGGCCGCCTTCACGGGTGGTTCGTTCTCGGGCAAGGAAGCCGCGAAGCTTGGTCTTGTGACCGGGCTTGCCGACTCCCTTGAGGAAGCCCTCAAGACTTGGGCTTAACCCCTCGTTTTATTCCAAACAAAGCAATTACAAGATGACCATCGAAGAACAGCTCTCGACCGTTGAAACGCTCGCCCAGGCGTTGACCGCCGAACGCGACGACCTCCGCTCCACCGTGGAGAAACTCACCGTCGGCGCCGCTGACGAACTGACCGCCGTGAAGGCCGAAGTCGTCACCAAGGACGCCCGCATCTCCGAGCTGACCGTGGCCTTTGAGGCCGCCACCGCCGAGATCGCAACGCTCAAGGCTTTGGTCTCCGACCTCGAGGCCTCCAAGGTCTCCGCTTCCAAGGAAGCCGCCAACATCGTCGCCAAGACCGGCTCGCAGCCCGTCCTTGCGGAACAGCCCTCCGTGCAGACCGAAAAGTCGGTCGAGCAAATCCGCGAGGAGTACTCCACGATGAAGCCCAGCGCCGAACGCGTCGCCTTCCTCAAGAAGCATCAAGCGGCCATCCTCTACGGCCGCACCAAATAATTTTCCTTCACCCCTAAATACCTAATATACTACCATGGCTAATTCTGGTTTCGACCTCGCTCCAGCCGCTCTCGCCGACATCATCGTCGCCGACGTCCGTCCGAAGCTCCCCATGCTCGACGTCTTCACGACCCTCGCGCAATCCCCTACCGATCGCGGTATCGCCATCGACGTCCCGTTCGTCGCTGGTGACGACGCCATCGTCTTCGATAAGGCTTCCGGCGGCTACCGCCAGACCGGTGACGCCGACATGACGAAGGCCACCGTCAACCTCGTCCACTACCATGCGACCCGCTCGTTCGACGCGCAGGAACTCGCTGCTTGGGGCCCGGAAGGCGTCATCAACGCTTTCAAGGAAGAAGTCCAGGCCAAGATCGTGAAGAAGGTCAACGCCGCCGTTGCCGCCCTCGTCACGAACGCCAACTACTCCAGCAACATCGTCATCGCCGCCGCTGACTTCGACTACAATGACGTGGTCGACCTCGACGTCGCCCTCGATGACCTGTATGCCCCTGAGCAGCGCGGTCTCGTCCTCAACTCCTCCTACATCGGCGCTCTCCGTAAGGACGCCAAGCTGACCTCCGCGTTCAACACGCAGGGCGACAACAGCGTGGTCCGCACCGGCATCGTCGGCAACATCGGCACCCTGCAGATCATGCAGTACGCTGGTCTCCCGAACAACAGCGAAAACCTCGTCGGCTTCGCGGCCGCCAAGGACGCCATCGCTATCGGCACCGGCTCGGTCTGGTCCGCCGGCACGAACTCGGCCGTCGCTACCATGGGTGGTCTCTCCATCCTGGTCGAGTCCGAGTACACGGGTGGTATCCTCTACTTGACCGCCGCAATTCGCTTCGGTGCCGCTAAGGGCCGTTCGAACTTGAAGCGTATCAAGAGCGCCTAATCAACGCGGCTCAAGCCGCTTAACGAGACCCCCTTGGCTAACCCCTTGGGGGTCTTTCGTTTTCCTACCAAAGCGGGCATATATGATGAGCCTCTACGGAAACGAGTTTTTGGACGACGCGAAGGAGATGATTGCCGACTTCGGCGTGGCTGGTTCCGCCAACTCGGGGGCCATCACCTTTCAATGCCTCATCTCCGACCCTGCCGTCCAGACCGTCCTCGAGGCAGGGGGGTATATGGAGCGGACCCAGTACACGGTAAG